GTCGCCGGACCCCATCCAGTTTTTAGTGTGACGATCCTGGCACGCCCACTGCGTTCTAGGTGATTCACTCCACTGACTGGCTCATCAATGGGCTCGGAAGCCGCATTCCTCGAGAGGCGCGCAACGTCAAAGACGTTAGGCAACTCTAAAGGTGATACGTACTCCCGTGCAAAGGCGAAGTTGCCGTCCTCGATTTCTCGAGGACGGCTCCTCCGTTCCCCTTGGTGAAACACTTTGAGTAAGGCACCAACTCCTTCCAGATTACTCTTGGGAGGTTTGGCCACTATTACACAACCCTTAACCAAAGGGCGGTGTAGGTGTGGGCAATCACGTTCGCCTTCAACAGGCAAAAGCGTGATCCTGCCTAACATAGGAGATCTTGGGCCAATAGTAGGGTAATGCCGAATGGTTTTCGACATTACTTGGTCCAAATAAGCTGCCGTCGACCAAAGGCCGGCGAAGTAGAACCGATTTCTCAGGTCTACCCAGCTTACAATCTCCTGCACGCAGTCCCGTTGGGCAGGGAATTCCGTACGCACGCGAACGACAGATACGTCGTGCCCGTCGTAGTATTCTCTGCCACAAGACTCTCTGAACTTTCCAGTCCAGAAAGACTTGTTCGTATTTACCCGAAACCCAAAAGTTTCGAGCTCACGAGCAACGGAGTGCACACTATCTACAGGGACGATAATATCGTCTCCGTAGACGCGCACCTGATTCCTATACCGATAAATATCGGATAGGGTCAACTGGCGGTTGAGCTGCTTTTGAATTCCAAGGAAGACAATGGTAATAAATACCATTGCTTCAAATGGAAAACAAAGGGCTGAACCCATAGACGCGAACTTGGCCAATCGGATTACTCCGTGGTCAGGTACGTCAGCCTTCCGAGACCGTGTTGCATCTACCCCTTCAGCTAAATCGGGGTAATCTGCTAACATGGCTCGTACGAGCTGATTAGAGACAGAATCGGATGCATCGCTAAGATCTAGCGTTGCAAGTGATCCATTTCTGGATCCCTCTGATGCCATTTGCTGGTTAGGCACTTGGTCATCAAAGCCGATCATGGCTCCAAGTACATATTTATGTACGATGCGATCGCCGTTTGGCTCTCGTAGAGCGTACTGACTGTACTTGATGCCTCTCACGAGCATATCCATTATCCCCTGCTGCATATATTGCATGCAGGTAGGTTCAATGGCTATGATACGTGGAGTCTTTAACGTTTTAGGAACTGTAATGACCCTTACGGGCCTTTCAGTCCCAGGTTCGAGCAAATCAACACGGTCGAGGTATTGATGATACCTCCAATTTGGCAGCAGATATTCCCCCATGGGGAAGATCCGCTCCAAACGCTGGGTCCACTCGGACTGTTTGTACTTACCGTTTCCGGTAAGACGATCAGCCGTTGCACCCGGACCATGTTTGGGCAAGACTCTGTTCTCTGAAATGGATTTATCCACAACCGAGAAGATGTCACCCAAAAGAAGGTTAGACATGATAGTAAAATCACGAATATCGCTACTCGTGATCTTCTTGTCAAGCCTCCTGATTTGCTGCTCACAATCGATGAACCTCCAAATCGCTCTCTTTCGACGTGCATCGCTGCAGTCGATTGAGATCTTCTGGAACATCAGCGTTAGCTGACGAACTGCGAAGATAGCTTCGATCGAAGGTTCATCAACCAACCGACCAGTATCACGGTCGAACACTTGGCCAAGGAAACCCTGAAAAAGTTCAGGGAGACCCCCTCTCCAGAGAAAACCCTGGAAGAGGTCGTGGCTAACGTACCCTCTGTCTAAACCTTTTTCGAGGCTAGTACAGAAGGACGGTAAGGTTATCGTTAAAAACGATATCCCCTCGTGTTCAACACGACGCTTGACCGTTCTTAGGTCAAGCGCGGTGCTGGTGCAACACATAGCAGCCAATTCTTCGGCTGCCTTCTGCCAGAGTAACATAAGGCTTTTCATGGCACCTCCAGCATTGTGTGGGGGTTGACCATCCATAGCCTATGTGCTCTAACCACTGATCAAGTTCAGCTTTCACCACCAAGAAGCTTGGTGATGTTAGCTCCCGAAGAGGCCGAAAGCCACGTTACAAACGCGTCAATCGGCTGTTTCGCTTCCGCAATCGTGAATCCCGTTAACGGCAAATCTACAACCAAGTATGTTGACATGGTGTAGAGAATGTTCGTTGACGAGATCAGAGGGTTGGGAGCGATCTTCGAGAAATCAACACGCGCCTGACGTCGAGTACGCTTTCCATACTGGTTAGCAATACTCAACTTCACGGTGGCGTCATCCTTAGTAAAAGCACCAAGGTTGACACCACTACTAGTACGCGGAAGCGTATTAGCAACGGCGTTGATTGTAAGAACTTGTGGGTCGGAATACATAAGCATTACTCCAAGCAGAGTTGGACATACGCTGGATGCGTATGCCCAGATGGTTTGCAGAGAAGATGTCCAATTAGTCTCCTCTGCCACCGCTCCGGGAAATCCCCAGAGCAGCGATGATGGCTAACTGACGGTTTGTAAAACCGTCATATGTTAGACCAAAACCGTACGGTGTTGCCTTGATCCTTACCTTTCGAGTAGTTCCGAAAGTCTGGGTCAAGTTAAGTGTAAGATAAGGTTCTTTAACCTTAAAACCACTTAAGGTGTAGGATACTTCTTTGACGGATTTCTCCATCATGTATCCCCACCGCATCACTAGACCATCTTGCTGGAATGCGGAAACGTTATGAATAACGTCTCCAATGTTGGACACCCAGTCAGCGGCCCAGCTCCATGGCGCAAGTTGCCACACTAATTCTGGTGTTGGTAGTATGCCAAAAAGCTTGTCAGCTTCTTGAGCACACCGTGCTATATTCGAGAGGGTATCTTCACCCAACTCTATATAGTACGTATAACATCCAGAAAACCAACGTTCGACAGTTTCTGTCGTCGTTGTCGTGCGGTTACCTTGCACAATGGCGCCATCACAATTATCAGTGTTCAGTACGGGTGACGAGTATGGAGTACCCGCTCCGTCATTCGACTGAGTTGTGGTGGTGACAGGAGGAAAGTGATAACGTCTGCGCTGATTCTTGCCAGACCCATCCATCAGTTGAGCCAAAACCTCGTGAGAGGTTTTGACCGCTGTGGCAAAGTCTGTCAAATCCTTGAAGAATGGTACCCAGCCAAACTGGTAGTTCAGGTATTCAGAACCGTATTCACGGTACTGTTTTAACCTAGACTTCAGAAGGCCGGAACCTATAATGGATGGAATACCATCCTTATAAAGTTCTCCAAAGAACTGACCAGCCGACGCTACCGGATTCGTAGGAATCGTTCTCGCTATCGCTGTGGCTCCTGCCGCCTGTAAAGACGACAGAGAGTACACAGACAATACCGGGAACAAAGATGTCCCACGAGCAACAACAACCCCATCAAACCAAGATTTTGGAATGGTGAGTTTGTTTCTACTATCAATACTCAGCTTAACGCTGGTATCGGAGTAGGTGTTGCTTTCGGTGAAGAATTCTCCACCGATATCCCTATCCGTTTTACCCAAAAGGGAAACCGGATGTGACTCAGAAGTTGTGTTCTGATGACCAACAATAAGTAATGTTCCCGTAGCAGTAGTGTCCAAATGGACACCTGCTTTGTTCACATTACCTTTTGCAACAGGATCCTTACGAAATATAAGGTCCCGCTGCTGATGGTAACCAGGCACAACAACCTCCCGTAGCTACGTACGATTAGTGCAGAAAGAGGCTTCGGTTGAAGTCTCTTAGTGTTGCGCCATTATAGCGCCGGGGAGCCCTCATGGGCT